GCTAATCATCTGCGTTCTCTGCTCTGTCGACATATCTGCCATGGCAGTATTCATGTCAACCAGAATATCATTCAGATCCCGCATATTATGACTGGCATCAAAAATATTTACTCCCAGGCTGTCTATTGCTACCGCTGCATTATCTGTCGGTGCTGACAAGGAAAGCAGAACATTCCTCAGATGTGTGCCACCTTCACTTCCCTTAATACCATTATTGGCCAATATTCCAAGCTCAGCATTCATTGTCTCCAGCTTCTGCTGTGTCAATGATACAGTACCTGCACATACAAGAGTAGCTTCTCCAAGCTGAGCTACATTTGTATTTGACTTCTGTGAAGTTTTGGCCATTTCATCTATGTACTTGTCAAGATCACTTGTCTCCATTCCAAGAGCTGCCATGGCATCCGTTACCAGATCAGATGCATATGCAAGGTCGAGTCCGCCTGCTGCCGCAAGATCGAGTACTTTCGGCAATGTTTCTACTGATTTG